ATTCCCTACCCTACAAGATGATTGGGGAATATACATCCCAGAAGTAAAATATCTTTCACCAGAGCCATTAGTAAACTATAATAATTTATCACTTACTACATATCCTAATGTTCATTTTGTAGGAGACGCTTTATCTGCTCGTGGAATTACAGTAAGTGGAGCTCAAGGTATTTACGTAGCTGAGGATTTGTTAGAGAAATAAAAAATAATTTTTTAAGGCTTAAAAATTTGGATTTTTAAAAATATGTTCGTATATTTAAACATAATTAAAAATTAGTTATGTTAAATATTTATGAAGATTTATCAAAGATTGGTAAACAATTAATGATATCTGAACCTTTTTATGGTATTTTTATGTCAACTTTAAATAAAGTTGTAAGAAAAGATCTACCTACCGCAGGAGTTTCTAAACATAACATTAATTATCAATTAGCTATTAATGAAGAATTTTGGAATTCATTAGATAATGATAAAAAGAAAATAGGTTTATTAAAACATGAATTGCTTCATATTTGTTTTAACCACTTAGAAGACCGAGAATGGTATCCTAACCATAATTTACATAATATAGCCGCTGACTTAGAAATCAATCAATACATCAACCCAGAATACTATCCTACTCCAGACCTTATTTTACTATCATCTTTTCCAGAACTATCATTACCTGAAAAAGCTGGTACAAAAGTATATTATGGGTTATTAGAACAAGCTTTAAAGGATGGAACAAGTCCTTCATTAGAAGAACTAATGGATACTTTAGGAGATAATGGACTACATCCTACTTGGATTGAATTTGATGGAATGAGTGAAGCTGAAGCTAAAATAGCTAAAGCCCAAATTAAACATCAAATTGAAAATATTATTAATGGGAATAAAGATCGAAATAGAGGTTTTATACCATCTGAATTAGAAATTTGGATTAGTTCTATGTTTGATGAACTTCCACCAACTTATGATTGGAAGTCTTATTTTAGAAGATTTTTTAGTTCATCATCTAAAATTTATACTAAAAAAACAAGACGTAAACTGAACAAACGGTTTTCTGAAAACCCTGCTCTAAAAATTAAACCTAAAAAGAACGTTTTAGTAGGAATTGATACCTCAGGTTCAATTAGAGATAAAGATTTAATTGAATTTTTTAGTGAAGTACAACATATGTTTAAAACTGGGGTAGATATTACTATAGCTGAAGGTGATGCTGCTGTTAATAAGGTTTATGAATATAATGGTAAAATACCTGACACTGTAACAGGAGGAGGAGGAACTGATATGAATATATTCATAGAATTTTTTAATAAAAATAAAGAATATAATAGTCTTATTATATTAACTGATGGATATATTGGTCAAAATGAAATTAAATCATTTAAACCTGTGTTAATGGTTATATCATCAAATGGTGATAGTGTAAAGAATGTAAAAAACAACGGATGGGGTAATGTCATCAAAATATAAAGATTGTCATATCAACGTCATGTAAAAGACGTCATGTAAAAGGGTGGCTTTTGCCACCTTTTTTCGTATCTTTACGGGGTAAGATTGAGAAATATGAAAACGGAACCTACCGAAATTACTTAATTAAATCTATTTTTATGGCTAAAAAACAAACTTTAACCTCATCTAATGAGGTGTTTCTTAACATTAAAGAAACTAAACAATTTCTTAAACATATTGTTGATAACAATAGATTTCTTCAAAGCCAAGGTAAACCACCAGTTGCTGTTGAAGTAGTAGGTGATTCTGGTATTGGTAAAACTTCTACTATTGTACAGTTAGCTAAAGAGTTAGATTTAAATTTTGTTAAATTAAATTTAGCCCAAATTGAAGAATTAGGTGACTTGGTTGGATTTCCAATTCGACAATTTGAAGTTTGCAAAACAGAAAATGATTGTTTGTGGATTGATGAACATGCTGTAACTGAGTATACTAAACAAGGTTACCAATTTACAGGTAAAAATAGAATGAGTTACTGTCCACCTGAATGGATTAGTAACAAAACTACAGGTGGTATTTTGTTATTGGATGACTGGAATAGAGCTGATATAAGGTTTATTCAAGCTGTTATGGAACTTATTGATAGGCAGCAATATATTAGCTGGACCCTACCAAAAGATTGGCATATTATACTTACCAGTAACCCAGATAATGGGGAATATTTAGTTAATAGTATTGATAACGCTCAGAAAACACGTTTTATATCAGTTAAGTTAAAATTTGATATTAATTGTTGGAGTGAATGGGCTGAAAATAATACTATTGATAGTAGGTGTATTAACTTCTTACTTAAACATCCAGAATTAGTATCTACCAACACCAACTCTAGAAGCATTACAACATTCTTTAATTCAATTTCATCAGTAAAATCATTTAATGACGAGTTACCTTTAATTCAAATGATTGGAGAGGGTAGTGTAGGTTCTGAATTTACAACACTATTTACAATTTTTATTAATAATAAACTTGATAAAATTATTTCACCTGATATTATTATGAATCATGAAAGTGAAGAATATATTTTAAAAACCTTAAAAGGTATTATTGGTAAAAAGAATGAAAGTGAATATAGAGCTGATTTAGCTTCTATTATATCAACTCGTATTATTAACTTTAGTTTGTTCTATAGTAAAGAAAATAAAATTGAATCTGATTATATTAATCGTTTAGCTTTTTTGATGAATGAAGACGTATTTGCTGATGATTTAAAATATAAAATTATAAAATCAATTTATAATGGTAATCCATCAGCATTTAAAACATTAACTTTAAATAAAACTTTAATTAAGTTTTTGACTAAATAATTATAAAATGGAATTACACCGTATTCATTACGCCTCATTGGGTAGTAAATTCTTCTTTTCAAGTTTTAGTGATTTAACTACATCAATTAAAATCATTCCCCAAGAAACTAAAGAAATCTTACAGAATATTTTTCAGGAATCCAAAAATAATAAAATTAAAAATAATTCAACAATTTGGTTAACTTCTTTATCTGAGTTGCCTGAATATAAGTTAAAAAATTATATTAAAGAAAATAAACTTAACATTTCAACAGCTTATAAATTTGGTTCATTAGATAATGTTATTATTAGTGATTCTCTTATTGAAAGAGAATATCTTACATCTAACTATAATGAGTATATTATCTTTAATTCTCTTACAGTAAAAAATTTAATTTTAGAAAAACTTGGTGTTAGCGGTTCTTATAAAGGTCCAAAAAACCTACTTGACCCAAACTTTTATTTAGTTATAACTTCTGAGGACTATGATTCTATAATTCAAACCCACCCAGACTTTAAAGTAGTTTTAGAAGACAAAGCAACTAAAATTATTAAAGGATATGCTTTAAGAAGACACCATGGGAGTGTAAAAGCTTATGATAAATTTAATTTCTTAATAGATTTAATAGATAATATTAAAAAATATAATATTAAAGTTGTATTAGATTCTTCACTACAAGAAGATATCAATAAAGGATTAACAATTGATTATGATGTTTTTGAAACATTATATGGAATGTTAAAAAATAATGATATGGGATCTTGGGAATTAGCTAAAGAAATTATATCTAATAATGAATATGAATCTTCTAAGCCTTATTTAATATTTCTTTATTGTGTTTTTCCTGAATTAAGAAAAAGTTCTACGAATAATAATTATACTTTCTTTAGAAAAAATCTAAATAAAATATATGTTGAAAAACTTTTTCCAAAACAAAATTCTGAACTTAATTATTCTAAATTTAATTTTCCAATAGAAAAATTAATACCTGCATTAGTAAACGTTTATCCTCAATATTCTATTGAGTTTAGCAAATGCTTAGTATACCATCTTAACCAATTAAGTGAAAAAACTATTATTAAAGATATAACTTTGATTTAATTTTAACTAAAAATGACAAAACAAAAATTTGACAAACCTCGTCGGCTTATTAAGCCTGAAGATGGTACCATTGCTTACACCTGGGAAGGTAAACTCCATAACTGGGATGGGCCTGCTCTTATACCTAAGGGTGACAAGCGCAAAAGAGAATATTATATTTACGGTATAAAATATACTGAAGATGAATGGAAAGAAATTAAGCGTAATCGAACAGGACTTCCTTGGTATAAAAACCCCTCAATGAGAGACTCAGCTAGAGACGCAGGATAATGGAAAATCTTATTATACTTTTAGAAAATTATAAAGAATCATATCTTGATGATTTGATTGCTTATGGTGAAGAAGATCAATATTCTTTATCTAAGGAAATTATTGAAGACTTTATTAAATATATAAAAGAAGATTAATGAAAATAGGGTTTTGTGGAACAATGAGTGTAGGAAAAACTACACTGGTTAATGCATTGAAAAATATGCCTGAATTTAAGGAATATCATTTTGCTACTGAACGTAGTAAATATCTTAATTCGTTAGGTATCCCCTTAAATACTGATTCTACACTTAAAGGTCAAAACATATTTTTGGCAGAACGTTGTGCTGAATTAATGCAAGAAAATATCATAACTGATAGAACAGTAATTGATGTTATTGCTTTCACCAAATTAGCTAAATCTATCAGCTATATTGATGGTGATGCTTTTGAGGAATATGCTAAGCGTTTTATTAGAGAATATGATTATATATTTTATGTTTCTCCTGAAGGTACTATTATTGAAGATAATGGAGTAAGGGAAACAAATCAAAAATATAGAGATGAAATTGATCAAACTATTAAACTTTTGCTTTATAAATACAAACCTTGGTTTAATGTTTTGAAAGGATCAACAGAAGAACGTGTCAAACAAGTACTAAAAACTTGTTTTAATATTTATTAATATATGAAAAATCAAATTTTATTAATAGTTTTAATAACAAGTTTATTTTGGTTCTTAGGTTGTTATATGTACTGGGATTTAACTAAAGCAGGGTGTGTAGATTGTAATGAAGTAATAGAAATAAATAATAAAAAGTATCAAAATGAACTTGATTCTCTTCAATTAGTTAGAGATAGTTTGAATCAAGAAGTAACTATTGCTAATTCTAAAACTGATAGTCTTAAAGTATCGATTGCAATCCGAAACAGGGAATTAAACAAATTAAGAAAAAAATACAATGAAACAGTTGCTAACATTGACAGTATGTCTAATGACGAGCTTAGTGAGTTTTTCGCAAACCGTTATCACTGAGGATTCTCTGATTTGTCTTCCAAGAAAATATGTTGAATTAGCTGCTATTGAAGTAACATTATATGATCTTCTTAAAGAAGAAGTAGAATCTCTTAAACAAGATACTACCGAGCTTAATGAAATTATATTCTATAGAGATTATATTATTTCAAGAAGAGACGAAGAAATAAAAGCTTATCGATCTACAATAGATAATTGTAATGTATCTAGAGCTGGGTTAGAAGCACGAATTCAAACTCTTTCAACAGAGTTAAAAGAGACTCAAGGTAACTTAAAAACCTGCCGTAGATCAGTTGGGGTTTTATCATTATTTTCAATTGGTTTATCTATATTAGTAATCAAAAATGAGTGATTTAAAACAAATAATAAGGCAAGAGTATCTAAAGTGCGCCCAAGACCCAGCACACTTTATGAAAAAGTATTGTATGATTCAACATCCTCAAAGGGGCAGAATTAGCTTTCACTTATATCCCTTCCAAGAAAAAGTTCTAAGATTATGGAGGGATAATCCTTATTCAATTGTTTTAAAATCTCGCCAACTTGGAATTTCTACCCTCTCTGCAGGATATTCTTTATGGTTAATGACTTTCCATAAAGATAAAAACGTGCTGTGTATTGCTACTAAACAGGAAACTGCTAAAAATATGGTTACCAAGGTTAAATTTATGTATGAAAATTTACCTTCGTGGCTTAAAGTAGATTATGCAGAAAATAATAAATTAACTCTTCGATTAGCTAATGGATCTCAAATCAAAGCTACATCTGCTTCTAGTGATGCCGGTAGATCTGAAGCCGTTTCTCTTTTGATTATCGATGAGGCGGCTTTTATTGAAAATATTGGTGAAATTTGGGCTTCGGCCCAACAAACCCTTGCAACTGGTGGGGGTTGTATAGCTTTATCTACTCCTTATGGAACGGGTAATTGGTTTCACCAAACTTGGGTTAGAGCCGAAGCTAATGAAAATGAATTTCTTCCTATTAAACTTCCTTGGAAAGTTCACCCCGAACGAGACCAATCTTGGAGAGATAGACAAGATGAACTCCTAGGAGATCCTAGAATGGCAGCTCAAGAATGTGACTGTGATTTTAGCACATCTGGGGATGTTGTATTCTATCCTGAATATTTAGAATTTATAGAAAAAACTACTATTAGAGAACCTCTTGAAAGAAGGGGAGTAGACCAAAACTTATGGATTTGGGAACCAGCCGATTATACTAGATCATACCTAATTGCAGCTGACGTGGCTCGGGGAGATGGAAAAGATTATTCAGCATTCCATATTTTTGATATTGAGTCAGCAACTCAGGTTGGAGAATATAAAGGTCAAGTTTCTACTAAAGATTTTGGCCACATTTTAACAGCGGTTGCGACTGAATACAATAATGCTTTGTTGGTAATTGAAAATGCTAATGTAGGGTGGAGTACAATTCAAACTGTAATTGAACGTAATTATCCTAATTTGTATTATTCTCCTAAATCTGATGCTATCAATATAGATTCTTATTTATCTAATTATGAAAATAATTCTAATATGGTAGCTGGATTTACTATGTCTACTCGAACTAGACCTATGGTCATAGGTAAATTCCAAGAGTAT